TGCAGTTCGCATACCTGTTGACTTGGTTCCGCTGCTTTGTGCGCCCTGCGTCAAAAGTTCGTTCGCTCCGGTAGTCTTCTCAGCATCAGCCATAAGGACTTCTTCTTCCTTATAGGCTTCCTGCAAGACAGGCTGTTTCTCCAGCGGTTGCAACGATTCCATATCGTCAACCTTGAAGACCGCGCCCGGGTATGCGCGGATCGGTTGTGCAGCGATGTTCGAACCCTTTCGAGCCTTCCACATGTTCTGAAGGTTCAAATGAATGTCGTCCAAGCGTGCGTTTCGCAGACCCTGAATGTGAGTCTGGATACCACCAATGCGGCGCGGAATTCCAAATCCGTAGAATGTACCCGGTACGTCGTCCCAGAAACAAGATACGAACGGGATCACACCCAGCGGGTTAATCATGTTGCGAATAACGACCTTGCGCTGAAGAATAACGATAACGCGATCCTTGGTCCAGTGCTCCAGCACTTCCAACTTATGTTCGAGCGGGTCTTCCGTCTCGTCCAAGTAACGTGGAAGAGCGCGGTGTCCCTGCGTCGGATAAGCTGTGGCTTCATTCTCCAAGCCGGAACTTACAGCCTGTTCAGCCGGGGACGTAGCGATAGCGCGCAAAATTTCTTCGGACGGGATGTCGTATCCCATGAAGTCACGAAGACGGTTCAAATCTCGAATTGTCAAGTAGTCGCGGTAAACCGCATACTCTGCCGCGCGAATGTCAGGCTCACGAGTACCCGGCGCAATCAGAAGATGGTTGATTTCGATACGCTTGAAGAACGGACGGCTCACCGTCTCGGTCACATCGTATTCATCCAAATCATCAGATTCCACCGTGTGAAGGAACGTTGACTTGCCACCCGGCAACTTAGACGGAATCTCGGTCGGCTGCGCAGAATGCTTCCAGATGGTTCGCTTACGTTCGTAAGTCTCCCATCCGTACTTGCCGATACCTGTACCGAAAATCTCGGCGTCCTTCATGATAAGACGAACTTGCGCCTTTACGTTGGCTTCACGCAATTGCTGCGACAAAATTGTTTCCCAAGCACGCGCCACCTGACGCGGGGTTCCCGGGTTTGGCTCAACCGAGAATGGGGTATTATCTGGAAACACTGCAGGCAGCGACTGATCCAAGATCGCGCGTACATGCTGTGCTACGAGAGGATATGCGTTTGATGCGCGGGGCACCAACGTGTCGCGCCAGTACGTCTGACGAACCGGGGCCTCATACAGCGCCTTGGCTACGCGCCACTCCGACATCCACAGACGCGCCATGATAAACTTCTCGGCCCGCTGAGTATCTTGAATTACAAGATTCAGGGCGGTAGTGTCTGTTTTTATCGGCCCCGCTTCCATGCTGAAATCTTGGACTTTCTGATTCAGCGGTTCGGCGGTTGAATTAGGCTGCGGTAGCTGCACTTTGAATTCCTATCCCTGATGGGTTTATTTATTCGGCGTGCGGCGCGGTGAATGAGTTTAGATATTCAATGTCCGCATCATTACGCTCTTCAGCATGTGTATCAGGCTCCTCGACAGGAAGTTCAGGCTCCCACGAGATGACTGGACCGCTTGGCTTCATACCTTCGATGGTCTTCGGAAGCATCTTCGCGCTATAGTATTGCCAGATTTGGGCCATGCAGTCAGGACCATCATCCTTGCGGCGCTTTGCGTCAATTGACCATTTCTCAAATTGACTCTTGATGTCATCCAGATACGGAATGTTAGACAACAGAAAAGCCTTACCGTCTTTTGCCACAGAAGCTAAAATGGCGATTCGGCCATTCTTTGCGTTCGGTGTCTTTTCCGGAAGTTCCCACTGAATTGGCGGCAGGCTTACATTCGCGGCTGCAGCAATCTCAAAAATTTGGCTCTCAAGGTTTCGGGCACCCATGGCGTCTTCCATGCTGTGCGCAACAACTGGGCCAAAGAAGCAAGCTGTCTGGTACAACTTAATCATCGAATTCGCTATGTCTCGACCCGTGTTGAAATGGGTCATCACAGCATCTGCGACGTACATCTTTCCCGTGCTAAGCTGAAAAACTGCGACCAGCCCGCAAGAGTAATCTACTTCACTCTTCTTGCGTCGTCCGGTGAACACTGAAGCCAAATCCCAATGAATAACCACGGCTCGGTCATGCTGTGGAATCATGTACAAATCTGTTGGCGACAGAATCATCTTCTGCATGATTTCTGGCGTGAACGACTTTTGCTGTTCAATGGAAGCATCCAACAAATATTGTTTGTAAAAATCAGACCTGTTACGACGATAGCGTTTGAAGAGAAACTGAACATTCAACTTTTCCGGCCATGTCAGAATGACATCATCGGGAGTGAGTGTGCCCGTCTTCTCGCGCTCAAGTCGTTTTACTATTTCGACCTGAGAACCTTCTGTGCGAAGATGCCACGCAGGTTGAAGAAAGTATGAGCAAGTTTCCTTGCCCGTCTTTTCCTTTTCCTCAAGACCTTTGGAATAGATGTACGCGGGCAAGTCTTCGTCATGCCACTTCGTTCCCAAGAAAATACGATAGCCGCCCGGTTCAATCAATTCGTCTGTGTCGTCATATGTACCGTGCGTCTTTTCACAATTCTCCAAGTTAGAAGAATTTATTTCATTGGTCGCGTCATCTAACAGAATCACTTCATAGTGGCCTCCGGCCTTAACTGAATCGAAGGACGCCAATGAAACGGTTGGGTCGCGCAAATCCATTTCAGGATCGCGCGCCGGAGTCGTAAACTCTTCCAGCTTGATATCCTCTTCCTCGATTGCAAACTCGGGAAACAAGAAGCGGATAACCTGATTGGAGTAAAACGGCTTGCGAACAATTGACAAGATGCTCTTAGCCTTGTCGATTTTACCGGACATAATCAGAATACGAATGTTCGGTGAGCACAAAATGATTTGCGTCAGGAGGGCTGCCCCAATTGTTGACTTGAGCATGCCTCGTGACGCCATTGTCACGAATTCGTCGCGTTCATCCCACTCGGACGAATCCTTATCAGGATCAGGTTTCAACAGCGAATCTATAATCGGCCCGTGAACTTTTTCCAGCAAGGGTGGAAACTTCTTCAGGTTGTTCGGTCGTAGAACGCAATTAGCCGTGAAGCGCAAATCCGTTTGAATGAGATATCGAACCTTTTGAATAGCTTCCGGGGTCATCGCTTGCACATCAGCAAGCGTCAACCGCTGGTTGTATGTCGATAGACTCGATTTCACGGGTTATGCCTTTACGTGCGCCCCCGCTTCTTTAGCAGCAGGCTGTCCTGACTTCTCTGCTTTAGCTTGTTCGTGCTTCTCTGGGGTTTCAGTAACAGGCTTGTTGCCGCCACCGCTACGCTTCTGCTGTCGAGCGATGTAGACCTTACGGTATTCGCTCTGACGACCAGATGCTTTCGCGGTATCGGCAGGAGTAATCTTCTCTCCTGCTTGGGCGATGATCGGAACTTCTTCGCCCGGCTTACCCGGAACAGTTCCACCCGAGTGCATCTTCTGCGCACCCGCGTAGGCTGAAATATTCTGGGCTTTCTGACCAAGTTCCGCACCAAGACCCGGTTCTACCCGGGCAGGAGCGGCTACTGGAGTGGCTGCAGGCTTTGCCTTCACGGCGAAGCGGCTGGGGGTCTGACCCTCAACGCCCTTCGTGAAGTTGTTGGCCTTCGCCATTGCACCCTTGGCAGCTTCTAGCGGATTAGGAGTAGTTGCCATGATTATGCTCCAACTTGCTGCGGCTGGGGCTGAGCCATGGGTTCAGGTTGTGCCTGCGGTTGAGCGCTCGGCTGGGCCTGTGCTGACTGTGCGCCCTCGCCTGCATTCTCGCCACCAACATGCTGCTCAAGTCCATCATGAACACCATCCATGTCAGGGGTCGCGTAACTTACTTCGGGACCGCCGCCTTCAGGTGTGTGACGAACCGTGTGGCCCGTTTCATTACCCTGTTCATCGTGGTGATGCTCGATGTGGGTATGCTTCATTTTCTTCTTCTTGCCACCTGCAGAAGCGCCCTTGCCGCTCGTCTTGCTTTCGGACTTTGGTGCTTTGTCCTTGGCTAGAACGTCGCTAACAGAGACAGTCTTCTTTTCAGGCTTGTCGGCAATCATTGGATCGGCCATGAGAGTTTCCTTTTAGTGGAATTCAATTACCAACGAGCGTCTTCGGTGATCGTCTCGGCCTTCTTCTGGTCGTGACTCTCTCCGGTAACGGGGGTGTTGCCGTTTTCATTCTGACGAGTTGGCTGAGGAACTGCCATAGCAGTCGGACCTGTGGTACGGTTACGGTCTGCGCTAATCTTTTCGCCCTTAGCTTGGTCATGCTTCTCTGCCCCTGATGGGTACGGAGTGTTGCCCCCGCCCACACGCGGAGTGTTCTGCGCGGTAGGCATCGGGTCTTTAGAATCTCGTTTTGTCCAACTCATGTGA